GACGAGGCGGCATGATAGGAAACACGGCCAGCACCGCTGATGCGAAAGCTCAAGTGTTGGTCTTCGTTCAAGGTTCGACTCCTTGAAAACAGGGGCATATACCTCCCGCCCCTGCACACTTGGGGGAGCAAGGCACTTCAATGTTCGACTTGCTCCCTCCTTTTAGAAAACAGAGTGCCCTTAAATGCGTGAAGCTGAACTCCTCTACGAAGCCTATCACTCCGACTTTGGAATAGAAGTCGAGCTTCTCGGCAATTACCAAGTATCACTGCAAAAACTATACGCAGCAAAACGTAAAGATCCTGACCTCGAAATCATCCAAATCTTCAAATCTCCCTCATCTCACAATCATATCTGGATAGTTAAAAACGACACTTTGCGCCATCCGAACGCGCCACAGGCGCAGACCATTAAACAAAACCCACAAGGCGACGGACCTCTTTACTCCCTAGCCGACCTTCTCGGAGATGACTAACATGGGCGCGAGGCTCGAAGACGAAACGACGAAAATTCACTTCCATATTTTCTCAAAGGATCTTGAACGAATTGACGCGCTCTTTTGCCGACAGGGGCATCGCACGGTCGGGCGCTCGAAAGCCCTTCGCCTCATAATCCATTCTTACCTTTCGCATCTGGAGAAGAAGTCAAATGCCAAACCAGTCAAATTCGACCCAACAATCGCAGACATCATTGCCTGACGGCGATCCGCTCGAGGAGGCATCAGAATTCTCCCTCGAAGAACTTATGAACCGCGCCCCGCAAATTTCCGACCTCGAAGCTGATCAGATCATTTCATATCTTCGTGCCCAGAGGGAAAAGTTTGCGCAGCAAGAGGCAACGCCAAAAGTCAAGAAGGAGCGCAAGGCTCCCGCAAAAGGCCCAAAACCAAAACTATCCGTTGATGAATTACTCTCAGGCCTAGATTAAACCGCCAAAGGAGCCCTTGGCATGACATCTTCAGAACTACAAGAACTCGTTGACTCTCTGCGCCATCAAGCAGGGACGTGGATGGGGGACGAGGCGTGTGAGCAACTCGAGAGACTTATTCAATACACATTAAAAATCCACGAGCGCTCAACACTTATCGACGCAAAATTAAAGCAAGGCTATCGGTTCATTCAGACCGGCAGCGGCCAACATTCCACCAACTAAGTCAGGGACGCCCCATGACCACTAACAATTCACTCTCCAAAATCTCCCCCAACTTTCAAATCGCTTGGGACTCGACATCCATCGGCGCATTCAAGACGTGTCCACGCTTGTATCAGCTTTCGATACTTGAAGGGTGGCAACCACGCGAGATCAGCGTTCATCTAACCTTCGGCCTACACTTCCATTCAGCCCTTGAGAAATACGATCATCTGCGTTTTGGCGGCATGGACTACGACCAAGCACTTCGTGAAGTCGTGAAGTATGTGTTGACAATTACATGGGACGAGAAGAAAAATCGTCCGTGGATCTCAGACGATCCAAACAAAAACAGGCTGACACTTTTGCGCTCGGTCATTTGGTATTTGCTGCAATTCGCAGATGACCCTATTGAAACGGTGCGCCTCGCCAACGGCAAACCAGCAGTCGAACTTTCGTTCCGCTTTGACAGTGGTTACACCACCTCACAAGGCGAGAGCATTTTATTGTGCGGGCATTTAGACAGGTTAGCAATGCTGAATGGTAAAGCCTTCGTGCTTGACCGCAAGACCACAAAATCCACAATCAATTCTTCATTCTTTGACAAGTTCTCTCCCGATAACCAGATGACCCTTTACGCTATCGCCGGGAAGGTCGTTTACAACATCCAGATCGAGGGGATCATTGTTGACGGCGCGCAGATCGCACAATCATTCACACGCTTTCTACGAGGCACAGTTCCAAGGTCCGAACCAGTCCTAGAGGAATGGTATTATGACCTCGGGCAGTATTTAGCTACTGCCGAGTTGTATGCCGCCAATGGCTACTGGCCGATGAACGACAAATCTTGTGGCCAGTATGGCGGTTGCCCGTTCCGCAAAATATGCAGCCTTCCGCCTTCTGTCCGAAAGGAATGGCTCAAGGCCGACTTCACCCAACGGATCTGGGACCCCTTACAGGTCCGAGGTGACATTTGACAGATTTCATAATTCTCCTCGTAGGAACCTTCGTCATCACCATCACCCTCGCAGCTTTATGGAACCAATAACATGCCTCCACTTTCACAACATCATTCATCTACAACCACAAAGCTGCTTTTCGTTGGCGATAGCGGAGCAGGAAAGACCGGCGCACTTGCCAGCCTCGCATCTGCCGGGTTCAAGGTTCGCATTCTTGACCTTGACAACGGAGTAGACGTTCTACGCGACCTCCTCACCAACGGCAAATATTCAAAAGACGCCATTGAGAACGTCGAGTATGTCACCATCACTGAGCCCATGAAGAACCAAGGGGGCAAGTTGGTGCCCGCCAAGGCCTCTGTCTGGCAGCGTGTCGCTGGGATGCTAGGCGATTGGAAGGACGGCGACCGCAGCCTTGGCTCCATCACCACATGGGATGACAACACAGTCCTTGTCATCGACAGTCTCACCATGCTTTCCGATGCCGCTCTATCCTACATTCTCGCCATGAACGGACGCCTTGGCCAGCACCCACATCAAGCCGATTGGGGCCTTGCGCAAGCATTGGTCGAGAACCTTTTGCGAATGCTCTACGACGAGGGAGTCAAGTGCAATGTGATTATAAATTGCCACATCAAGCCCATGGGGGACGATAATGGGGCTGATAAGTTCTATCCCAATACACTAGGCAAAGCGTTGCCCCCCAAAGTTGGTAGATATTTTAACACAGTCCTTCTTGCCCAGTCTTCGGGCAGAGGTGCAAATATTAAACGTCAGATATTTACAACATCCCAAGGTTCTGTGGAGTGTAAAACAACCGTCCCTTCAAAAGTCCCACAATCATATCCGCTTGAGACTGGTTTGGCTGATTACTTCAAAGCAATCAGGGAGACAAAATGATGAAATGCTCTGTAGAAAATTGTGAAAATGCTCCTTCCCGAAAAGGAATGTGTAATTTGCACTATAGGCGTTTTCTTAAACATGGTGACGTAAACTACAGATCTCGCAGACCTTCTAATATGGTTTGTGAAGTGATGGACTGCGGAAAAGACGCAAGAGCACTTGGTCTATGCAACATGCACTACCATCGTCATCTGTCAGGAAAGCCATTAGGAGGTGCGGCTCTTTTACGAAGGCAACAAGGATCTGGGACAATACACAAAGGGGGCTACATAGAACTTATGGTTGCTGGAGAAAAAGTTCTTGAACATAGACTTATTGCTGAAAAAGCATTGGGCAAGAAACTACCTCTCAAAGCAATTGTTCATCATGTGAACGGAAATCCAGCAGATAATCGCAATTGCAATTTAGTAGTGTGTCCAGACCAAGCATACCACATGCTGCTTCATTTACGGCAGAAAGAATTAAATTACAACGGAACTGCGTTGTAGTCACAAGTTTCCGCAGTCAAATGCGGAAAACCGGCCCATCACTGGGTCTATTTTAACGGAGAAAATATATGTCAGTAAACTTCAAAGACCTCTTATCAACCAAACTCGATGACGTAAAAGCACCATCAGCCCTTCCAGAAGGCACATACCACGGCACAATTTCTTCTTTCGAATACGGAGACAACAATAAGAATAAGACCCCTTACGTTCGTTTTGCTCTTAAATTCCACTCAACCTCAGACGACGTAGATCCAAAGGACCTTGCAGACATCGACCTCGCATCTCGCAAGCTCTCCACGGACTTCTACCTCACACCAGACGCCCGTTGGAGACTCAAGGAATTCCTTGTTTCTCTCGGCCTCAAGACTGACGGGGGCTCATTTGATGAGTTAATCCCGGAAGCTGTTGGTCAAAGCGTGATCGCGTATGTCACGCAGCGTTTCAATCCAGAACGCCCTGATGATCCGCCACGCAACAACATCAAGTCGGTAAAAGGTGAGGCATAAGGCTTACGCCTATTAATCACAGAGGGGGCGAGGAGCCATTTGCCCCCTCTACTCA